CTAACATTAATCAATTCACTAAACAAAAATTAATAACATAGGGGGGCGAATAACCCCCCTTTAATTTAATCTTATGCAAACATTCAAAATAAATAACGCAACTATTGATTTCACTTTCATTGATGATAATAATTTTATTATTATTGTTGCCGATACAAAATTAATTGGTAATTTTACAATAATGTTTAATGACCAACAATTTTTGCACTTCCTTAGTACCAATGGTATTGTTGAAGTACAAGATAATGTTATACTATGGGATGAATATGTAGAGGATGAAGAAGGGATAACGCATATGAATACCCATGGCATCAAGGTCAATGATTATATCACTAACTATATTAGTAGAGATGTCATTGAAGGTGTAGTCTTAAAATCATTAGAAGAATTCGTAAACAATTTTCAACCATAAAAATCAAATCAAATGCAAGGAAAAGTAGACAAACCAAAGACACAAGCATTGCTAAAATCTTTAGCAGAGTTTCAGTATGAATGCCCGATAATCCATAAGGATACAAGTGGGTATAATTATACATACGCTGATTTACCAAAGATTATCAGTACCATTATGCCAATCATGAAGAAGCATAAGTTATGTTTCAGTCAACCACTTGAAGGAACACAACTCCGAACGATTATCTATCACACGGAAACAGGGGAATCCATTGAATCAATCACAGAAATACCAATCATTGAACTAGCCAAGATGAATGTGTACCAATCCTTCGGTAGTGGTATAACATACTTTCGCAGATATGCCTTATCAAGTATACTAGGATTAGTAACTGATAAAGATATTGATGCGGCAGGTGAACAGGTTAAAACTATTGAAATACCTAAAAAAGTTAAGTCAAAGGTAGAAATGAATGATGTGGCATTATTAAAACTAGTCGCACGATTTAATGGTGGCGAAACAGATGTGTTTGATAAAGCAACTGAACACTTCACATTCAGAGAAAAAGATTTATTAACAATTCAAACCCTAACAGATGATAGAAACATATAGTCAAGAATGGTTTAAAACTAGGCTTGGTAAAATAACTAGCAGTACGATATGGAATTTAATCGTTGAACCAAAAGAAAAAGCCAAGAAAGAGAATGGCGACCTATCAAGTACAACCAAAGATTACTTGATGGGTAAGTTGGCAGAAAAATTAACAGGGGTGTATCGTGATTTCAAAAGCGATGCGACAACTCATGGACTACAATTAGAAGCCGAAGCATTGGATTTCTATATGAAACAGACAGGGAATGTAGTTACTGATTGTGGCTTCATTGAATGTATACAAGGTTTATATGGAGGTACACCTGATGGCTTAGTTAATGATGATGGTATCATACAAGTTAAATGCCCATACAACTATCAGAATCATATTCATTATGGATTAGTGGATAATGTTGAATTCTTTAAACTAAAGTATCGTGAATACTATTGGCAATGCCAAAGTGATATGCTAGTTAGTAGTAGGCAGTATTGTGATTTCGTTTCTTATTGTAAAGAAATGCCCGAAGGGTTACAGATGTTTACCCTGCGTATTCCAATTAATATGGAGGATGCTCAAACCTTATTAGATAAGGTAGACCATGCAGGCAAGTATTTGAATAATCTTTATAATCTATTAAACAATAAATGGAAAAAGTAGAAAGCGTTTTGAAATATATTCAGTTGTATACTAACTGCTCTGACCATACACTTAAACGAATATCAATATTACTTGATAGAATGGTAATCACAAAAGAGGTTACCAAAATTGTATATGATACTAAGGAAGTGTATATACAAAAGAAAAAGAATACTATGAGTTTAAAAAAATGGGCAGAGCAGTATTTATCCTACCAAGATATTACTTATGATGAACTAGCAATAAAGTCTAGGAAAAGAGAAGTAATAACTATTAGGAATAAATTTTGTGTAGAAGCATACAAAGAAGGATATGGGTCAAGTGAAATAGGAAGGTATTTAAAACGCGACCATACAACTATTTTACATTGTATTCACAAAATCAAAAGAATAAACAAATGAAAGTAACATCAATTATCTATTTTCTATTAGTTAGTATACCTGTATTTATATGCGTATATCTAACATTACAATTCTATTTCTTAATCAAATCAATTTTAAAAAAATGAAAAAACCAATTAATCAAAAAACAGAAGTATTGTATTCATTACTTCAAGGTGAACAAACAACTATGAGCATAGTTAAGTTAGGAGTATGTAACCCTACATCAGCCATAACTTATTTGCGTATGGCAGGTGTCAATATCTTATGTGATAATCAGCCACACAAAAATAAGTTTGGAAGGATGGTCAAGTTTGGAAGGTTCAATATACTTAACAAGAAACAGGCAACTAATATTTATAACAATTTAATTAAGTAGATAATGATATGTATTGAAAGGGATGTGTTCTATGAAAAACAATTAACTGCGGCAGCTAAACTATTTTATGGATGGTTGAAAGAAAACAATGATAACCTAGAAAAGAATAATAACTTCTATGCTCTAGAATTCAATGTTAGTACTATGACTATAAATAATTGGTTATTCGCTTTAGAAAAGCATAAGTTGATTAAGATTCATTATTACAAAAAAGAAAGGAAAGTATATTTATTAAACTAAACAAATCCAAGCACGAGGCACCTAATAAGGTGCTTCTGTGTTTTGGTATATAATCACATGAAATCAAACTCTTATTATTTTAGCCATGATTACAATGCAGCTAACGATGTCAAGGTATTATTCTTGCGACAACAATTAGGTATGGAAGGTTATGGTATATATTGGTATCTAGTTGAAGCCTTAGCATTAAGTGGTGGGATATTGCCTATGAATATAACCCCTGTCCTTGCTATGCAGATGCAAGTAACAGAAGCGAAAGTAGATTGTGTTATTCGCCAATTCAATCTATTCGTTATAGATAATGAAACATTCTTTAGTATGCGTCTAGCAGAACACTTGAAACTTCGTAAGACGCTATCTGATAAAGGTAAGGAAGGGGCAAATCGTAGATGGGGTAATGGGGTAGCCAATGGGGGGGGTAATGCAAACAAAGAAAAGAAAACAAATGAAATAAATGCTTTTGTGACCAAAATAAGTATATAAGGTCTAAACAGGTTTAAATGACTTTTTTAGCCGTATATAGGCATTTTTACCCCCTAGCCTAGCCAAAACCCTTATTTTAGCCATAACCCCCCTTAAATCGCCTTAAAATGTCCTTAAAACAGCCATGTCCACCCTAATTTTAGCCAAAACAAACAAACCCCCCAAACAAGGGGTACCACATAAATAATAACAAAAAACCAACCAATGAACGAATCAAAAGCACCACCGAACGATGTGTCGGTTGAAACAAGTATTCTAGGGGTATTACTGATAGAACCTAGATGTATTCCCGATGTTGTAAACAAACTATCGGTTGATTTCTTTTACAATCAGCACAATCAAATTATATATTCAACTATCGTACACCTATACGATAAAACAATAGCAGTTGATATTGTGACAGTCGTTAATCATTTAACCCAAACAAATCAATTAGAACAGGTAGGTGGAGTATATTCTATTGTTAAACTAACTAATGATGTAGTAAGTGCTGCACATATAGAGGATTGGATAAATATACTACAACATCTATACCTACAAAGGCAAGGTATATTAATAGGGCATACACTTATTAACAATTCACATACCACAACAGAGATAACTAATATACTTAATTCAGCTAGTAGCGAAATCATTAATGCACAACAGAAGGTATATAAGTCAACCGAACTTAATATGTTTCACTATCTATTTGAATTAGCTAAACAACGAGGGCAGATATTTGAGCATGGGCAGATTGGTATAAATACAGGTTGGGATAGTTTAAACAGAGTTATCAGCGGATGGGTTAATCCTGACCTTATAATAATTGCAGCAAGACCCGCACAAGGTAAGACTGCGTTTATGCTTAACACTATACTATCTGTGTTAGAACAAGACAAAGCAGTTGGGGTATTCAGTTTAGAAATGAGTGGTACTCAATTAGTAAATAGGTTACTTAGTCTAGTAACCAAAATTAAGCACCATAATCTGCGACACAATATAGTTACCGAACACGAGCAATCATTAATTGATAAGTCGGAAACTAAAATGATTAAGTACCCATTATATATTGATGATAGTCCTAGCCTTAACATTCGTGAGTTACGCAGTAAGGCAACCATTATGAAACGCAAATACAATATACAATTACTATGCATTGATTACCTGCAACTTATGAGTGGGGTTGACAGGCGAGGGAACAGGGAAAGTGAGATAGCAGAAATAAGTAGAGGTTGTAAAATACTAGCTAAAGAATTAGACATACCTGTTATCGCCTTATCACAATTAAGTAGAGCAGTAGAAAGCCGACCCGATAAGTTACCACAACTATCCGACCTGCGTGAAAGTGGTGGAATTGAACAAGACGCTGATAGTGTTATCTTCTTGATGCGACCTGAAACATATAACATCCCTGAAATAGAAATAAGCAGCAACACTATCCCAAGCAATGGACTATGTGTTGTTAAGATAGCCAAGAACAGACATGGCAGCCTTAAGAACCTTCCCTTCCGTTTTATTGGTGACCTTATGAAATTTGAAGAATATGAAAATCCTTTTTAAAATAAAATAGGTTATACCAAATAAATATATTTAATTTTGTATTATGCTAGAAAAAGATATACACCTTATGGTATGTAATTACCTTAGAACAAAGTATCCTTATGCTATATTCCGTAGTGATTTCGCTAGTGGTATGAGAATGAATATAGGTATGGCTAGAAGGCATAAGTCATTACAATCTTCACGAGCATTCCCTGATATATTTATAGCCGAGCCAAGAGGCATATTCTATGGGATGTTCATTGAATTAAAGACTGAAGATAATGTTGTATTCAAAAAGGATGGAACATTAAGACAGAACGAACACCATAAAGAACAAGCAGTTATGTTATCTAAATTATATACTAGAGGTTATAAAGCAGTATTCGGTCAAGGGTATCAAGATACAATAAATAAAATTGACCAATACTTTGAAAGCGATTGATTGGTTATATGACAAAGAGTTTGAACTAGCCTTCAAGAACATAGGTCGTGACTTATGGGAGGATTTACGTCAAGAGATAGCATTAATAGTATTAGAATATAATAAAGATAAGATAGCAGAATTAGAATTAAAAGGCAAGCAGGTATTTAAATTTTGGATTGTAAGAGTATGTTGTAACCAATTACATAGCAAGTATGGTAAGATGTGGAGGTTATACAATCAATTATTGCCAGTTGAAGATATAGTGAAGTTGATTCGTGAGGAAGTTGAGGATTTTGATGACCAACCATTAATCAATTCTATACAGAAGAAGATGGAAGATTTATATTGGTATGACAAAGAAATACTTAAAATGTATATAGAACTAGGTAGTGTAAGGAAAGTGTCAGCCATAACAGGCATACCCCATACATCTATATTTATAACAATTAAAAACATACGCAAATGTATCAAGCAATCACTTGTCTTATAGGTGGCATATTCCTGCCAATGATATGGCTATATATACTCAAAGCACCTGCGATTATGTGGAGGCTTAGTAAACTAAAGATGCAGAAACCTTTCTCCTGTGGATTCTGTCTATCCTTTTGGATTACATTTTTTTCTTTATGGTTGAAAACAAACTTTATAGATGCTATATTTATAGGTAGTATGGCACCCTTTATGTACCTTTATGTAGAGGATTTAATAACTAATAAATGGGAATTATGATTAATGAAATTGACAAAGAGATATTTGAAAGACACTATCCCTTATATGAAATGTGGAAGAAGCATCAGTTCGTAAAGAACTATGAAAAAGATGTTTACTCAAACCTAATCACTCTATATACAAAGTATGTAAGTGACAAACACTCTTTCTCGCATTGGTGTAGCAGTTGTCGTGCTGAATTAATACACCACTTGTATAATTGGTATGTATCACAGAATGTGGCACTACCTGTTCAAGAGGAAGTTGTAGTTGATGTGCCTTTGGAATCAGCAACCGATGCAGAATTTGCATCAGTAGAACAACCAAAGAAAAAAACAAAGAAAAAATAGATAGTATGAACTATTATTTAATCATAGCATTCGTTAAACAAATCAAATCAAAAACCAATGGAACAAACCAAATCAAAAAAAATCCGTCTAGGTAGTGGTAAGAAAAGAAACCCTACATGGCTAACTGCCTCAATCTGCTTATCCGAAGCACATAAGCATTCATTTCATTATGAAGGGAAAGAGTACATCAGTATTAATATCAATATCGCTGATGTGCCTAATGACTATGGCAAAGATGTATCTATTACATTAAACGAGTACAAGAAAGCCACAACAGAATCTAAAGATGACTTACCTTTTTAATCATGAGTAAATTCAAATTAGAATGTGAAGCAGGTGTATATGAGGCAGATACCTTCTATGGTATCTTCATCACAGTCATACGACATCGCTTTTGGCACTTAATGACACATGGTAAATGGATGGACTAATGATTTGTCAATCATATTTGAGCCGATTGTCAATCACATACGGCTCATTTGTAAAGTTATAGGTTTACTATTTGATTGATAAAGTAAAGCAATTGCTACACTTATGAAGAAGCATACGAAGGTATATTTAGATTATTTCGGTTATGGTATTGAGGACTTTATGCCTTGTGAGTTATGCGGTAGTAGGGCAGTTGATATACACCACATACACGCAAGAGGTATGGGTTCTTCAAAAACAAAGGATGATATTAATAACTTGATGGGATTGTGTAGGTCTTGTCATATAGAATACGGAGATAAGAAACAACATATTGAATATCTAATAGAAATACACAATGGCAAAATCAAAAAGTGATAGCAGAAAGATATCATTCGGTAAAAGGAAAACAGGCAGAGCAAAGAAATCTTTTAATAAACATAGTCCAAGACCAAAAAAATACATAGGTCAAGGGCGATAAATCAATCCAATGATTAAAAATTACCAACCATTCGCACTCAACTTTAACAATGACAAGAAGATTGTAAGCGTAACACTTCCACAGGAAGAAGCAGTATTTCAACTAGCTGAAGCCTTCAGTAAGTGGCTAACAGAAAACAACATTGAAAACGAAGTAACAGAAAAACCAATTAATGAACCAACTAAATCCGAAGATTATGGCAACGCAGATGCACTTCCAGTACTTGAAGATAAGTAAGGTAATACCGAACCCTGAAAATCCAAGGGTAATCAAAGACCATAAGTATATAGCATTATTGAAATCCATACAGGAGTTCCCAAAGATGTTAGAGATAAGACCTATCGTTGTGAATAGTGATATGGTTATACTAGGGGGGAATATGAGGTTAAGAGCCTGTCAAGAAGCAGGACTTAAAGAAATACCTGTTATCGTTGCCAAAGAATTAACAGAGAGCGAACAGAGAGAATTCACTATTAAAGATAATGTTTCTTTCGGTGAATGGGATTGGGATAAGTTAGCGAATGAATGGAATGATACTGACCTAAATGATTGGGGATTAGATGTATGGACTGATAAGAAAGAATTGAATAAAGGCTTAGAGTTTATTGTAGATGGAGAAGAAGATGGTTCAATAACTTTGAATGATGTTCAAAATCAAGATGCTCATGTTAAAATGATTCAATTGTTTATGTCATTAGTACAATACAATAAGTTCATGGGAATGATAGATAAATTAAGTGAGCATTATGGAACAGACAATGTAACAGACACAATAGTTAAATGCGTTGAATCAACAAAAGTTTAAAATGAAAACAATATATCTTGACCCTAAGTTAACAGATGAAGAAGCATCTACATTAGCAGGTAAAATGCTAAATGAAAATTCTTATGATACACTCATTGAAGAAGATTGCGATTGTATAGATAAAGAAACAGGGAATGTTCTTTTTAAATTTAGAAAGAATGTGATACCATCTAATATTGCCAAAGAGGCATATCTGAATTTAAGAAATGGTATTGTTGAATCTGATAATCGTGGTATATCTGCAGGACCTATAACTGATAGTGAAGCAGAAAGATTGGTAGTTAAGTTTGGGTTCAAGGGATATAAAAGAATCAACGACTTTAGAATTAGGTTTATCAAAAAAGATGGAACTATAAGCAATACCGTGAGGGCAAAGAAAGTAGAGAGTGGTATCATTGGTTACTTTGATAGAGATGTTAGATTCCCTTATTGTAGGCAAACTGCATTCAACGAAAAGCATATGGATAGGTTCAATAAAGCATATCCCATAATTAAGATTGTGAATGATTTATATGCTGAACTAATGCCTGAACATTACAACTATCAAAAATCAATAGTTGATAAATCAAGTCCTGACTTTGTTATTAAAGATACAGTATTCACTACAATCACAGTCAACAAGAATTGGCAAACTGCCGTACATACAGACAAAGGGGATTTGAAAGGGAGTTATGGTAATCTAGTTGTATTAAGAGTAGGCACATACACAGGTGGATATTTTTGCTTACCAAAATGGAGAGTTGCAGTTGACCTTAATAATTGTGATGTATTGTTTACTGATGTGCACCAATGGCATTGTAATACACCAATAATAGGTATCAATGGAGAATATGAAAGGATAAGTTTAGTAATGTACTATCGTGAGAATATGCAATACTGCGGAAGTGCTACTGAAGAATTAGAACAAGTTAAAAGAATGGTTGATAGAAAAAATATAAGGAAAAAAAAGATATGATTAGATTCATTGGTTGTGGTAGAAGTGGAACTAAATATACTGCAGAAGTGATGCAGAAAATAGGCATGGATATTAAGCACGAACTAACAGGCAAGGATGGAACTGCCTCTTGTTATGCTATGAGTCCTCCACCATACCTGCAAACAATAGGTGATTTCATAGTTCATGAAAACGAAGATTGTTCTAAAACAAATTGGGATTATACTATTCATCAAGTCAGATGCCCTCTGAAACAAATAGAAAGTGCATATGTTGTATTTTTCACAAATCATTGGGAGTGGTTTGAAAATCATTATGGGTATAGTAAAAGAATTAATAGGCTACAAAGATGTATGACATATTGGTATGTCTTAAATAAACATTGTCAATCATTAGCTGATTATACATTTAGGATTGAGGATATTGATAATGAATGGGAAACTATATTGAATAAAATAAATATACCAATTACCCCAATACCCGAATTAAAAAAAACAATCAATAGAGAGCAAAGAAATAAAATACCATTCAAAAAAGAAATTAAAATAGATTGGTCAGTATTGTATAACCAAGATATAGTATTAGCAAAAAGAATCAAAACATTAGCGGAAAGTTATGGGTACAAGTATTAACATTGTTATCAATTTCAATAAATGCACTAAGACATCTATTACTGCATCAAATAGAATTGCAACATGGATATCTAACTTATTGAGTTATAGATTAGTAGATGATAAAAAATTAGCTACTTATGTTTTACAACATAGCATTGGTAATGTGATTATCATAAATGGTATGTATGGATTCTGTGATTTCAAAGATGAGGTTAAAGAAATTATTTTAAGAGCAAATAAAGTTATATGGATTGGGAATGATTATGCTATTGAAATACCATCACAGATAAGATTCATAAAAATACAAAGCAACTTTTATAGAATAGCACAATACTCAAACTTTGATAATATTGATAATCATATCATTGTTGATTTTAACAAACTAACATTTGATAAGACAATAAGAAAGATGAAATATAAATATGAAGGATTGTTTTACTATGGTGCATTAAGAAAAGACAGGGTGCAAAAGTTTAGTGGGTATTTAAAAAGCAATAGTAATCTAAAAGTTACAATAAGCACATCAAAGAAAAACCAAAAAGAATTCTATAATATAAATAATGCAGCAGTATTTGTTAATCCAATACCAAATGTTATTGATGGGATGCAGTACTTTCAATCTTCTGTATATATAGAGGATGTAATCAATAAAAAAATTGAACTTACACCTGCGAATAGATTTTACGAATGCCTATCTGCAAAAATTCTTTTGTTATATGATATAGATTCAAAACAAACTTTAGAAAGAGCAGGGTTTTGGAATGATAACTTTGCAGTTGCAAACCAAGAAGATGTAATTGATAAACTTAAAAACTATGATGAGTTAGTAACTTTGCAACAAGAACTATTTAATAACGGAACACAAGATTATAAATTAGAATTAGAAAAAGATTTTTTATTAGCTATTAAACACATTTTAAAATGATAGTGAAAATTAGGTACAAGACTGATGCGAAATCAACTGATTCGCTTCAATGGAGGGTATTAATTAAAGGACACGAATACTTGGCTTCGGAAGTTCAGATAAATTGCCCTACACTTACAACAAGAGATATGATTGAAGGAGTTGGAGAGAAATGGCATATTAGTTGTGAAGCAAGTGATATTGATTGGGAAGGACAAAAATGTATTGTAAAATGAGTTTAGATAAGAAGCGACATTTAGCTAAGACAATATCCTATCGTGTTATAAGCACCATAATTGGATTCGCTACTTTGTATTTAGTAAGTGGTTCATTTAAGTTAGGTGCTACCTTTAGTATAGTTGAATTACTATACAAGCCAATTCAATATTACATACACGAAAGAGTATGGTATAGATATATTAAGTACGGATTAAAAAAATGAATATGATATATTGGTTTTGCGGTCAACCCGCAGCAGGAAAAACAACACTAGCAAAAGCACTAATTGAAAAACTAGGCACAAAGCATGTTCATATTGATGGGGATAACCTACGTCATATTCTACAGAATAATGATTACACTAGGGAGGGAAGGGAAAGGAACATACAATCTGTATTAGATATCGCAAGGTTTATGGATAACAAAGGCTATGATGTTATCATTAGCGTGGTTGCCCCCTATAACGAACACAGGAGGGCATTAAAGGCTTCAAACCAAATGGTTGAGGTATATGTCCACACTAGCCAAATTCGTGGCAGAGAGAAGTTTTTTGTAGCAGACTTTGAAATACCAACAGAAGATTATATAGATATTGACACTACACACGAATCGGTTGAGAACTGCATTATTAAAATACTAAACAACAAATCAAATGGCATGGGTTAAAAGAAACTATGGAGGGCAACCTACACAGAACAAAGATAAGAAACGAGCAATCTTCATAGGAAGGTATCAGCCATATCACTATGGACATATACAATTAATAGAACAGAAGTTATTGAAAGGAATACCTGTTCTTATACTTATAAGAGATATTGAGCCTGATAATGGTAACCCATTCACATCACAACAAACAAAGAATATGATATTGAAGTATCATAGACAAAGGAAACAAGATGTTGAAGTTATTATCATACCTGATATGGAATCAATTAACTTTGGTAGGGGTGTAGGCTATGAGGTAAACAAATATACCCCGACAGAAGAAATAGCGAATATATCAGCTACATCTATTCGTGAATCAATTAAATTAGGTAATGAGCATTGGAGAAAGTTAGTTCCTATTGAATTACAAGAAGATATTATAAGTAATATAAGATAATATGCCAAACGAAGATAACCTTATACCATTCAAGAAAGGGGAAAGTGGAAACCCGAATGGCAGACCAAAGAAGTTTACTACCTTATTAAAAGGGATAGGATATAAGCAATCCGAAATCAACGATACTATACAGAATATGTTAGGTATGGATATGGAGCAACTGAAAGATATAGTACAAAGCGATGACACGACTATACTTGAAAAGACAATAGCCAATGCCTTATATCGTTCGTTTAGGAAAGGAAGCCTGTATTCTATTGACACACTATTGACTAGAGTGTATGGTAAGCCAAAGGAACAAATACAATTAGAAGGTAGCCTTAACCTAACAGGCATTGAAGTACAAATAATTAAGCGTGAGCAATAACCTTGTCATAAAAGGAAGCGAAGTCTACGAAAAGAATGCCCTATCTAAAAAGAAA